CGATCACCACTTCTACAAATGGGGAAAATAGTACCCCAATTATAACAAAGAAACGTTTTTCGACAATGGTTGAAGAGAAAGTAAAAGAACTAACAGTTCCTTATATTGATGCAGTACTTATTGTATGCGAAGAACGTGAGTTACCACCTGAAGATATTAAGCGCTTATTGAGTCCAATCATTATAAGTAAGATTGAAGCTGAAGCACTTGAAGTAAATGCAATAAAAGGCGGAGGAGCCAGACTTCCCATATGAGCTTGCACTATGATAAATTCGACTTAATAGAGATGCTTGAAAACAGAGTATATACTATTACTTACATGGATGAAAAAGACATGAAGGTAAAAAGGTGTTTAACTCTTAATCGAGATCTTATTGGCCAGCTAGATGCTATGCCACCTGGATTTCATAGTCTAATGGATGCAGCAGATCATTCACATGAATCGTTTGCTGCTCTTGATGTATACTCCAAAGAATGGCATATAGTATACATCGATCGTGCAATTAATATGAGAGAACACCGGTATGAGAATGGAACCCTTTGAAGCTTACAGATATTATCAGTCTTTGAAACTGCATTTTGAGAATGAGTCTTATAATGCACCAAAGTATAATTATAAAACATCTGCTAAACCACAAACCTTTTGGAAACGTAAAGACAAATACTTCTTTGCAAAGGTTGGTAGAATGTTTGATACACCACCCGAGCTAATCAATTACTATGCTGCACATTTTGTTGCAGATAATAATTGGGTTGGCGATATGCTTAGTGATGAACAGGTATATCGTGATTGGCAAAAAAAGAACAGAGTCCATGGGATATAACTTTCAACAAGATCTTGAGAAAGTAAACGTTGAAAGTTTTGACCAGCTGTTCGATCTTGGCAACCAATATCCAAAGGTTGTCGAAGCCTACTTATCTAATGATATAAATATAGAGTCAGTTGCTATTCTAAATAAGTTAACTAGCTTTATGAGTAGGGCGGACAAGACGGTTTCGGATCCTATATTGTGGCCAGATGTGTCACGTAAGATCCGGAAATATAGCTTATTGATGAACGTGAATACAGATAAAATGAAAAAAATTATCTTTAAAGTGTTTACATCATAGGCGATATGTGTTATAATAACCATATCAAATCACATAAACATACACTGCAATACAAGGAAAATATAAATGTCTTTTGCAAATCTAAAACGTAATCGTACTGATATCGCATCACTTACAGCAGCAGCTGAGGCTGTCGGTGGTTCACAAAAACAATCATATGTTGATGACCGATTCTGGAAACCAACTGTTGATAAAGCTGGTAATGGCTATGCTGTTATTCGCTTCTTGCCTGCACCCACAGGTGAAGATCTTCCATGGGTCCGTTACTGGGATCATGGTTTTAAAGGACCAACTGGTCAATGGTATATCGAAAACTCTTTGACTACTATTGGTAAAGACGATCCTGTTTCAGAAATGAACAGTGTTCTATGGAATTCTGGTCGTGATGAAGACAAAGAAATTGCACGTAATCGTAAACGTCGTTTGCATTATGTGTCAAACATTATGGTTGTATCTGATCCATCTAATCCTTCCAATGACGGTAAAGTATTTCTTTATACGTTTGGTAAGAAAATCTTTGATAAGATTATGGATGTTATGCAACCAGCATTTGCCGATGAAACTCCTGTAAATCCTTATGATTTCTGGGAAGGCGCTGACTTTAAACTTAAGATCCAACAAGTTGCTGGATATCGTAACTATGATAAGTCTGAGTTTGCTGGTCAACGTGCATTATATGATGATGATGCTAAACTTGAGTCTGTATATAATACTCTGTATAGTCTAGCTGAGATTACTGATCCTAAGAACTTTAAAACTTATGATGAGCTCAAAGCTAAATTGAATCGAGTTCTTGGTGAAGAAGGAGCAGTAATGACTACTGCGGAAGCTGTATCTCTTGATGAAACTGCTGCAGCTCCAACGTTTAATACTGCACCAGAACCTGCGCCACAGCAACCTAGCTTTACGCCACAGGCTGCTGATGATACAGATGATGATGATTCATTATCGTATTTTAATAAGTTAGC